ACCCCATCTACATTGCAAGTCATAAAGAAATCGTATAGATATAAACAGGGGGCTTAAACCTGAACAAAAGATAAAATAATTTTATCCGGGAGGGCTGAACCCAATTGTTGTTCAAATTAAACTACATCCACCCGTGGTGGTTCATTTAATTTGACTGTTGTTACAATCAGGACTTTGCTTGTTATCACAAAGTGACCACCCTTACGGATAGATAAAAATATCAACTACGCAGCTAGCCTAGTATTAAGCAAGCTTATAGTAAATTAAGTGTAGGTTATTTTAATAAGAGGCGCGGCACCGACTAAATAACCAAAAGAAAAGTCGTCAGCGGCAGCTTGATATATATAAGCACCGCCGAAAGTTGCGCGGGTGACACCTCCTGGTGCTGCAGGGTCAGTTATTCTAGGAAGAATAACGGGTCCATACAGATCAGGTTGGTAGTCAGTTAGAGGCGTGTCCAATCCCTTGGGGTCATGAGAACGACGCAAATAAACCTTATTTCTACGAACCAAGGGACCATCAACATTTGTTAGAGTACCTTCAGAAACAACAGAAATGGGAATAGAATTATAGTAAGGAACTTCAAACTCTAAAACATTATTCAAATCTGATGCAGCTAAATGCTCAAAACGTTGCATGTTGTTAACCTTAGTAAACGTGTTCAATTCGGGTTCATCAAGATCGCCATTCTGCACAATCCTATGGTCTCGGACAGCGAAGGTTGGTAGAGCAGATCTATGGGGGAGAACATTAACACCATCTATAATGTTACTGTAATCGTGAGTTGCGGATGAAGCAACACCGAAACCTTGGGACGTACATTGAGTTGCAAGAGAAGGAATCGAAACTACTTTATACCGGACACCTCCCCTATAAAATCTAAAGAGGTAAGAGACACGATAAAGTGGATGCATGGCTTTGAAACGGGTCATAGCAACAAAAGGACTCGCAGTGATCTCGCCAGTGGAGGCCCTAGAAGACGGAAACTGAATAGTTTGAGCAGAATCGGGGTCGACTGAGGCTTCACCAAAATAGGCTGGATCTAGAGTAATTTGATTGAACAGATAATCGTTAGAGCCATTATCCAAAGGACCGATGTACGCCCCTTTACTACCAAAGATGTAGGGAAAGGGTCTTGAGTAACTCATAACACAAAACCTTTTTATAACCTGGCGCAAATTAGTAACCTTCTCTCCAATGGACAGCTCCTCAAAACCAGTAAGACTGAGAGGAGGGGCTTCAAAGATTTTGACACTATCATCGCGAACTTGTTCATTATGGGAAGCAGAAGAAGTAGTTTGGTTAAAAATCTGTGCACGGGGAAGCTCATTCACTCGGGTGGGTGTGTTAGGATAATCATAAACAGCATAATCACCAAAATTAGGGGAGGCAAAAGCAATATCTTCGTCCCCGCTAATCCAGAGATTAATGGGTGTAGAGTTAGTGACGGAATCGCTAGCACGCCGGAGGGGAGTAAGCACCTCAATGGTAATAAAACCAGTAAGGAGAGGTTCATTGCCCGCGAAGACAGATTCTCTACCAACTTCAACGTGTTTCCAAGGAACATTAGCTACATAAGGAACCGTGAAGGAAATTTCAGACGAAACAGACAAATCCAAGACCCAGTTATAAGCATTTTGGAAGGTGGAAGTGTCAACTGCTCCAGAGTTAATTCCAGCATGGTAAGTGATCCTAAGTCGACCAGTATGGAAAGCGGTCTTAGCTACTGTCAATCGAAAAGTCAAACCTCCACGCCAGTAAGAGAACATTGAAGCCAAGTATCCTAAAGTGGTGGGGTAAAGTTGACCAAGCGCTCCAACATATTTGTTCTCCAAAATTCCGGGGGCAACAGGAAACTGATAAAGAATAGCACTGGCACCTACACTAGTATTCCATTCGATATCATCGGCAAAAATACTAGACTTGCTGGCAACATAGGCTATATCCATCTCGTCAACTTTAGTGGAAAATACACAATCAGAATATGTCAGTCCATTGTCAGGCATCGCAGCAAGTTTAACTGAGTTATCGATTCCATTAGCATTGGTGTAACCTTTAGCGGGGATCATCGCAACAGAAGTAACCTTTGACATATCAGTGGGCTCATTCCATCCGAATGTTGAAGCAGTACGCGAGATTGCACTCGCAACCCAATCAACAACACGAGCGGTAGGCCCAAAGACAGGAAGATTACTAAACATGCGAGCGGTAGTAGCAACGTCAGTAGCAACTTTACTAATAGGCTTGGAAACAGTGGCGGACTCTTCACTACCAATCTGGGCACGGGGAAGTGCTAGTGCTGCAGGAACAGTAGCGGCCGAAGATGTGGGCATAGCTAGATCAATGTCCTCAAACCAAGCGTAAACTGTATATGAAGCACCACTACCAGCAGGAACGGAAGAGGCACCAGTCTTAATCAGATTTAGCGGGACAATGATGCACTCACCCATGCTACCTTGAGTACTGACTAAGTTGTAATGTGACAAAGGAGCGCAATACGGGATTTTAAGCTGAGCGGGAGAATTAGATGCAAGATCAATTTCAACACCAGGATAACCAGTAACATTAGGAAGCCAGATATCAGTTCCAGGATTAAAACTAGTACCCAAACCTGCCATAGATTTACGGTTACACGTAGAGTCAAAAGGAGCAAAGAACATCCAGTAACGGCCACTCATAAAGGGAGTTGCATTGATCAAAATGCGAACACAAACATTGGCACGCAGGTAAGTAAAGTAATTTAGCTTGGCTACAACATTTGGAGATTTTTGAAGAATAATATCGGGAAACTTAAACTTAAAACCACCAAGTTCAGGAGAGCCAGGAGTACTAATAAACTCACCTTGTTTGATAAGAACAGGACGGGACAAAATATCTTTAATAAAATACATTTTAGCCTCATCCCCCATAGCTATCCACTGCAGATCTTTGCAAATCATCGGTTTAGTATATTCCATCAGTGTAGAATCGTCGGCAAAGGTCGTAACTTGTTGAGTATCTTGAGTATCGGGCGAAAGATTTTCCATGTTTGTAGCGACTTCTTGAGTTTACTAACTTGTAAGGTTGAGTCAAACTTCTTACTTTAAAGCGCCGGATTAATAGCCTATATTTATAGTGGCACACATTAATCAATAGAAAAGCAAAAGCATATTCTCCACTTGCAAAAAGCAACCTTCCACCGGGCATTGCTGCTTGTCTCGTACGGCGAATGAGAACAAGCCCCTAGAGAAGGATTTAAGAGGCAGCGCACAGGCCTTGGATCTTGAGAAGAGCTGAGGTCCTGTACTCTGAAAGGGTCATGAGTTGTGGTTGGGTCTCGAGCATTCTTCCAGCAGCTCGAAACTTTGGGATCCATTCGTGGAACACTGCGTCAGAATGCAGACTGAGTTCGAAAGCTGCAGTTTCAATGTTCTCACACGTCTTTGCTTCCTCATCCAGATCTCCTCGGATCCAATTCGTCATTTCCAACACGGTCTCCAGTGAGAGAGGGGCACGATGCATTCCAGATTCGTCACGAAGAAACGTTCGCTTAAGAAAGCTAACGTCCTCTAAGGATCGAAATGGAATGAGCTCCCCACTCTTGGCTTCGTCAGTGTATGTCATTCCGAATTTGGCATACCCAGCAGCGATGGTAACTTGGTTGAAGATTCCAATGACGCGATCAGAGATGTTCACGATGTTATCGTCTCCATAGGCAATCATTGCGACATTGCGTCGGAACGCCTGCATGTTCTTCAGTTCTTGAGGAACAACAAGCATCCACACATATCGCATCGAGAGCGAGTTGTAAATGGAGTTGATGATTGCAGTCAGTGGGCATCCAGATGGTTGAGAATGCGTCCAAATGTAAACAGAATTTCCAAACACGTGGACAGAGTTGACAATCTCACACCAGAGAACCTCACGAATGAGCGCATTCTTGTCACCATCATCATAAAATTGATTGATGATGTCAAGAATCGCCCAAAGGAGTTCACTGACAAGAGTTCCGTCGAAATTGGAAAAGTCTCCCGCAATCACTTTCTTCCCCTTGCTTTGCATGCGCTCAGCGATACGATGCCAATCCATTGAATAGACATTCGTGCCTACCGCAATCTCGTTGTTAATGCGGTTCTTTGCGCAATGTGCAGCAAAGCCAAGAAAGTACTTACGGAAAACCAATGTGTAACACATCGGGCCAGCAGAAAACACTCTCGTCTTGACGTCTTTGATCTTTTGGTGGGGGCGACGTTCGTCTTTGAGAGTATCAGTCCAGATGGTGGGTGTTCGGATTGCTCTGGCAGCGTTCAGCTCTATGAGATTCATCTCCGCTTCGATTTCATCGGGAAGAAGATACTCATCAGTGCCAAGCCATTTCTGTTTGCCTTTGCCACTACCTTTGCCTTCATAAACCAGAGGGAAGCCAGGAGAAGTCGTCCGTGTAATGCCAGGGGCAAAATCGTCCAACTCAATCCCGGCAACAGCCTCTTGGTTCGTGAGAATGCGCTGGTGGTCAGGATCACTCTTGTCGGTCAGCATGCGGGAAACATCGTTCACACATGCTTCCAACAGGTTGAGATCAATTGCAGGTGGCAGAGAGCCGGCTTTCTTCAAACCCCTCATGAGGGGATCGATGAGCAGACCATTTCTCCAAACATTGACAAGAACGCTGGGTGCAGTGATCGAATCTGCAATCTGTTCGAAAACAGCGCTCTTCCGCAGCTTCGTCTTGACTGGCCGAGGAACGGTGTAAATAGGTTCCCCTACGCACACGAAGTTTCCCTCAGGCATGATGATCTGAGATGTCGCTTTGTTCAAAAGCGGATCCAAGTCAAGTTGGATTTGAGCCTGAGGAGGAAACCTCTTGAGTGCCTCTTGCAAGTCCACAAGATTCAAGGGGGACCCGTATCCTCGACCGAGATCGCCAGCAATGTGAATTCCCATGATTTTGTGTTGAATGGTCTTTCCAATTCCAACCATTACGCTTCCACAATCTCCAGGGGCCGTCTCAAATTCGTACGAATAGTACGAGCGCACGCTCAACTCATGATCATCCTCATCGAGGTAGACCATGGGTTTATCGTGCGCCGTAGCCAATCCGTACTTCAGATAAACGACACTCTTGCAGCTGGGATTTACGAGAACAACTGGGAGCTTGCTCACTGACATGTCTCGCGACGTAGCAACGTGCTTGAGGATGCAGGGGTGACACACAAAACGTTTCGGGAAAGCAATCAAGAGCTGGTCTTTTGACTCGCCATCTCGCCCGACAACCTGATGATGCACGAGTTCTGATGTCTTAAAGACCATTCCATCGGGCATTGAAGCGCTCGTGAGCCTCACATGAGAATTTCGCTCAAGATATGGGATCAAGTGGGCAACGGTGAGTCCAATCCTCCCAGTGAGAATAACGATCTTAAGTGCATAGGGAAAGTTCTCTCCATCACCGACTGCAATCTGGTACACGCTATTTCGTACCTTTTCCGACACTTCATGGGCACCTTGGTCGCTTCGAAACTCAGTCTCAACGGTGATTTTCTTTTTCCGGAGGGTTTTCGGATCTCCTGACGATGAAAGTTGCACGCGCATAACACGCTTCTTCGTTTTCGGATCCCCAGAAGTGGACAGCTCCTCAAAGATGTAGTCGCTCACGCGACTCTCCTTAAGGTCGTCCATCTGGTCGTCCGAAAAGAAGCTCGAGATGGTCCTCACGTCGACGCTCTCAGTTGAGAGCACATTACGACGAGAGAAACTGATGGTTTGTTCAGCTTCATCGAAGAGAGCTTCAGTTGTGGGAGCACACCGACCACACATGGGGAGATCTTTCATGCTCGCTTCAACACCTTGGATGACATGCGTGTGCTTAAAAACCTTCGAACACTTGAGACACTCGTGAGAATGCGTCACACGATTGGTGGAAATCGCGAGTTGTGAGTGGAACATGTCCACCTGTTCAACCTTCTTGGTCCCACACCACCGGTACAATCCGTACAGGAGGAGCGGAACAAGGGCGGCAGCAGCACACATCAGGGGGTGTTCCTTGACAATGGTTCGGACCTTGTTCATCCACTCAGCAGCAGCGGCAGCAAAAGTCTGCGAACTAACTTTCAAGGATTCCAAAAGAGAGGTGGTTTCACGTGGAACTACAACTGCAACAAGGGGAGCAATGTTGATTGAAGTAAGAACACTCTGACGTACAACGGCAACTAACTCAGCAGGGGCAGAAGCATGCCACAAATCAGGAGAATGCTCATTCACAAGCGTCTTCCACAGGCTAACGTTACTGTCCCGAACTAGATTGAGGCTGTGAATCGACATGTCACGCGCAAAACGAGGGGAAAAGACGTGGTGTAGATTCTCGATCTCACTCGCAACAGACGCAATCTGTGATGACGAAAGAGAAAGCAGTTCGGACCTATTCTTAAGCTGAAGTGTATTCTGATCGAAATCAGTTTGGGAAAATTCAACCGGGTCAACTTCCCTTGGTTTCCAGTAATTTGTGATAAATTGTGGAAGCTGAGGAAGTCCAATCTGGGCAATGGGTGGAGCTGCGGCGAGATTTGCTAGAAACTCATGCATCTCTGCTGTTTTCAGGAACTTCTGCCGATACTGCTCAGTGACGAAGATGACGAATTGCCGGAACGACATCCAAGTTTCACCATTGACTTTGATGACTTCTCCAGAGATGGGATCCTCAAGCCGAATCGCATAGACATCTTGGTGCATGTGGGATCCGAAAGCGTTGTGAACCTTGGCAGAGTCGAGAAACTGCTGTTGCAATCCAATCCTTCCTCCTCTCACAGAGCAGAATTCTGGACGAGCACGAACAGTTACATTAACATCTACACGACGTCTAAGTGCAATTACATCAGTAATAGATTGAGGACAGTAGGAATGAATGGGAGAGTTCGACGTACAAATTACAACTTTTGAATTGAAGCACGTAGCACCCTTGTCTGAAAGTTCGGCCATGTGGAGAGGCAACTTCGTAAGGTTTCCAGTCCGGATGATCTCCATGATCTCAGCGTTGGGATTGGTTGATGTGTCAATCATCTGAAAGATGTCATCAAAGAGACAAATTCGCTGGTTCTTGTACCCATCCCAGTACTCAGTCTCCACAGTGCGAGTGTAGATTTCCTGAGTAACGTCGGGCTTGTCATGGATGTCGCGAGGGATTCCATCGATCTTAAGGAGCTCCGCAGCCAAACAGTACATCAATCCAGACTTTCCCTGACCAGATTCTCCTGACATGTAAATGACAAGAGGTTCGTGTCGGGGTCCGCTTGTAAACGCACTTGACGATCCAGCCTTCTCGTAATACTTACGCAGAACCTGCCAATGAATATTGAAAGGCTGCATAAGATGACGATCAAGCCTGAGGGCTACAGATTGCTGGGTGAACTGGAATCCTTGACGGTACAGTTCTTGAACTCGAGCACAGAGGGCTGGTTCGCGATCGAGACGATCGAACGTTCCGAGCTCGACGATTTCCTGGACGTTGATGAACCACTGCTGGATTCCAGTCATGAAGACTTCAAGCTCGGCAATCTCAGTTGGTACACCATACTTGCTTTGGAACACGTGCGACACGACCTTACCAACGACCTTCCCGATTCCATCAAATGCCATGGAAGTTCCGCGAACAGCTTGACCAAGGCTAGTAACAGATTTCATCATAGAAGAAATCTCACTATCCTTGGGCAAACGAGAAAGAACAACAGAACTAAAACACACAGCAATGACAGTAACCAAACTTGTCAGCAGGTCATGTCCGATCTGGGCACGAGGGGCGGGAGAGAAGAGAGAAAACAGAGACGATGTATGATTCTTGACGCAATCCCAGGCACTGAGTGCGAGAGAAGAACTGACATCAAGGGAGCACAACAAATCAATGAAGAGTGCGCAAAGAACCTTGATGTCAGTCATTCCAACACGAAGAGCGACAAAAATCTTACAGCACATGGAAATACATCTCTGGATGATAGACTGAGAGAAGTTTCCAAGACTCTGCAACAATCCTTGGCACGCGTTGATCATTTCTTCCATCCCATCGATCTTGTGATTGACGTCAACGTTAAACAAAGCCTGAGCCCTGGTAACGCTGAGAGGACGAAGACGCACGACCACAGAATTGTAGTCTTTGTCGCGAATGTTGAGTTTGACAGTGAACGTTCCATCGGCAGTTCGAATTGCACAGGTGGTGAATCTTCCCTCTGTAGATGTAAATAGAGGGATGGTTTTGATACCATGTTGTTTGATGACGTTCAAAAATTTGGAATTCGCAGCAGCGAAATTCGATTCGAGAACAAGTTGCTTGAGAATAAAACGCCTGAGGGTGTTATTTCGCGTTTTATCTACAAGCTGGGAGATCTGCATTTGATCGAACCGGGTGGCAATTTGAGCTCGGGTTTGATTGAGAAAAACCAGAGGGTCGATGTCCTTCTTGCTTTGTCCGTGAGCACACCAAACATGAGCGCAAAAAGACTCAAGAGTCCTAAAGCAAACATTCTGGCATGACAGCTCCTTGCATGTATGGGAGCAAAGCAAATTGCACCCTTGCAGATGAGCACTAGCTGCTATCCATTGGATTTTCATCCCACACAGGCATTCAACTTCCGCAGGGCAGCGGGTGTTGGCCAGATGTTGAATCTGCGCTTTGACAGATTTGTGAGACTTATCGCACGACGTGCAAACACGCGGGATGGTAACCATGCGACCAAGGATCGCAGAGTGCAGGGGGGAGAGGGGAGTTAAAAAGAAAGGCATCATGGAAGGCAGGCGCACATTTCCCTGTTAACGCGTCGACTTCACCGTCGTATCCACAAGAACTCCAAACCACGGAGGTAGGATCAGGATCCATCTAAGCCAAGGAATTCATAAGCCCACACCGAATGTGCAACGATATGGGACCATCTTGACGCTCAGTTAGCTTACCCACTGGATTTCTGGTTCTACCATATAATCCAACGCTGAGAGAACTATGGGAATGAATAAGTTCATTACACTCTTGACATGTTCAAAGAAGAACTTCATTTCTTTGCACGATCAGCATTTAAGTATGATCAGCAGAAATATAGCCAAAATTTAGTGAGATCAAAATGAAAGAATCTAATCTAGGGAGAACTTACTTCAAGTGAGAAGTCCAACCACGAAAGTGGGCAGTCCAACTACACGAATGTTGCCATATAAATGAGGCAACAGCCGAATAGGTGAGGTATAAAATCCGTATGCAAGA